GTTCGACGTCGCACGGGCGAGCGCCGTGTTGTCGTTCATGTTGCGATCTTCCAGCGACTTCACGCCGACGGCCTTGCCGTTCTTCATTTCGTAATAGGCCGACTGCGGCACCATTGCTGCGAGACTGTCGAAAACCCAGCAGATCGGCGCGTCCTTCTTGATCAGCTTGTTCTTGCGCACATGCGTGGCAGCAACAACGCAAATCTGCAGGCTTTCCTCGAAGGTCTTCGGCGTCTTGAAGACGAAGCGGCCAGGCGTGGTATCGAGCCCGAGCTTCGGCGCCAGCTTGACGGAGAACGAGCGTTCGTGATCCATGAAGCCTGCGATCCCGCCCATTGCCTGGGCGCCGGCCATTGCTGCCGTTGCCAGCGCGGTCTTGCCGGAGGACGGCGGGCCGGCGATTTCGATCATGCGACCGACCGGGAAGGCGCCGAGATCCCAGCTCGAATTGGATGCGTGGTCGAGCGGCGGAAAACCGGACGGCAGGAACTGCGAAACAGTCACTTCCTCGTCGTTGGCGCCGATCGCTGCGGCCAGGCTGTTTGCGATATCTGCTGCTGATGCCATCGTTTTCTCCTATTCGTCGATGAAGTCTGCACCGTCATCCTCAGATGACGTGTCTGTCGGGCCAAGGTCGTCGTCTAAGTCATTATTGACTGACTGCGTCGGACGCGGAATCGCGGCCTTGGCCTGCTTTGTAAGGCGCCCGCCAATAGCTTGCGCCAGGGATCGGCCGTCCATATTCGAGGCGTCGATCGGTCCAGCCGGGGCGACGGGCGCGGACAGCGGCTGCGGGATCAAACCCTTCGGAACGAGGTATTCATTAACACCACCTCCAACGTAGACCTTGAGAAGCTCGGTCGCCGGCAGCTCGACGCTGTCGAGCGAGAACTCGCCGTTCGTCGCCCTGGCAACGTCACGCACCACGTCGATCTTCTCCCAGATCTTGCCGATCGTGCTGTCGAGGAAGAACCGGGCTCTATGGTAGTCTTCCTTGCTGATCTCGTGGCCGTGCTTTTCAGCCACACGCAGTAGATCGCCGTAAGCCTTGCCGATCTTGCCGATCGCCTGCTCGAGCGCCCGCTTCGGTTCGCTCTTGGCGGGGTTTGCTTCAGTTTGCATGCCGGCGATCCTTGAGCATGTCGATCGTTGCGGCGATCAGAATGTAGAGCCAGACGATCGGCCAGAACAGCGAGGCAAGTGCCAGGCGCCAGCGGTAGAGGTGCTTGATACCGGAAGCGATGAACAAGGTGACGACCATGCCGACGAGATAGAGCCAGGCGAAAAGGAAGTAGATGAGAAAGTCTGGGATCATGCTGCGAGCTCCTCTTGCAGGTGGTGAAAGGCGGGAAAGACCGAGAGCCACGACTTCAGATCGCTGGCGATCGAGCGGAACATCAGTCGATTGCAGAAGGTCCGGAAGCGCTCGAGATCGGGCTCGCCGGCGTCGACGCGCAGATTGATCGGCTCGGGGCGAAGCGGCGTGCGCAGATCCATCAGCTTGCGATTGCGCTGGAAGGTCATCTGCTTTTCCTCGCTCTCGGCGAAGTCGCGGAACTTCTTCAAGACCTTCTTCGGGTCGAGCGTCTTGTCGATCAGCATGTTGGAGAAGTTCGAGGTCGAGCCGTAGAGGTTGAGAAACTGGATCGCGCCTTTTTCGCCGATACCACCAACGCCGGGCACGCTGTCACCGTCGTCGCCGGCCAGGCACTTCATTTCGACAAACTGCTCGAAGCTATCCAGCTTCACGTCGATCGCCGTTTCCATGTCGGCCGGCTTCATGATCTTGCGATCACGGATCGGATCGAGCCAGAGGATGCGGTCGTTGACGAGCTGCACCCAGTCCTTGTCGCCGGAGACGAGCACAACGCGATCACCCTTGGCCGCGTAACGATCACCCATGATTGCTGCGAGATCGTCAGCTTCCATGTTCGACGCGCGCACCTGGGGCATGCCGATCAGCTGCATCGCCTTCTTGATCGCCGGGATCTGGCTTTCGGCGACCTTCTTCATTTCGGCCGCCTTAATCGCGGTCGCGGTATCTTCTTTCTTGCGGGCGGACTTGTATTCCGGGAAATCCATGTATCGCCAGCTGGCGCCATCCCAGAGCACCGCGGGCTTCGCGGTCGGGTAGGCTGCAACGAGCTTGCGGACGATCTTGACGAAGTGAAAGATGGCTTGGACCTGCGTATCGCCCACCTTCAGCGGTTTGGCGTTGTTGGCCGCATGAGCAATATTCATGCCGTCGATCAGCAAATAGCGGGACATTTCTAAGCCTTTTATTCTCGGGGAAGGGGCGTCAGGAGGTTGCGAGCGAACAACGGGAGACAGGGGTGCAACCTCCTGACGAACAGGCCCGGCAGCGCGACGTGCCGGGCCAGAGATCACTGCGCTCTAACGCGCGGCGCAGTGACGACTTAGATGGTGTCCAGGTCAGCGAGGACGTCGTCGATGTCGTTGTCGTCGAGGACGACGGCATCTTCTTCAACAACAGCCGGCTTGGACGGAGGGGTGCGGACAGCGGCCTTCGTGACCGGTGCCGTTTCTTCAACTTCGAAAGGCACGTCGTCGTCGAGGTCGGAAGCGTCAGCCAGTGCGTCGGCGTCAACGTCCGGATCGACCTGGGCGGCCTTCGAGGTCAGTGCTGCGGTCGGCGTCTTGTTGCCGAGGCGCGGGAGGTTGACCTGGGCGACCTGGGCGATGAAGTTCAGCGCCTTCTGTTCATCACCGCGGAAGAACTCCTTGTTGATGTGGTCGGTCAGGTTGAGGCAGTCCTTGAGGTGGGCCTTCGTGACCGGCTGGGACTTGCCGGGCGCGACGTTGACCGTGTATTCGGTCTGCAGACCCTTGCCGGTGCGGCTGATCGAGATATCCATGCCGACGGCTGCGTCGAGAATATCTTCGCCTTCTTCGGCATACTGCTGGACGATGTTCAGGATGGCGCCGAAGGTGCCGGTCGTGATCTCGAGGATCTGAACCTTGTCGGGATCGGTCGAGCCCTTCGAACGGTCGAGAACGTTGAGCAGGACGGTCTTGCGAGCGCGCCAGCTTTCGTAGAGCTTCTTGGAGTCTTCATCGATCGCGCCGGACAGAGCGGCGTTGATCGCGGTGTCGATCTCGCAGGGCTGGCCGAAGCAGACGTCGGAGCAACCAACGACGGCGATGGGCTTACCCTTGCCTTCAACTTCAGGCTTGATCCAGTGAACACCGAGGTCGGCCCAGAACTGTGCGTTCACGTCGGGCAGGAGGATGCGGTAGCGGTTGATACCTTCCTTCGGCTTGATGCGTTCGCCAGTGGAACGCTGATACTTGTTGGCGCCATTGGCGACGAGCTTCTGCAGTGCGGGGGAGAGAGCCATTTCGAGTTTTTCCTTTTCGAGGCTGTGAGCTTGGTGCTTTGTCGGTTCGTGCTTGCTATTAGCTAAATCGCTAAATCGCTAAGTAAGAATAGACAGTTTGCGGTCGGGTTGCGTGAGAAAAATCGAGGATTTTTCAGGCGAAAGTGTCGAGCATCTTGGCGCGTTGCGCAGCGGCGCGAGCTGCGGCGTCAGCAGCGACGCGAGCCTTGGCTTCGGCGCGCTTTGCAGCTTCAGCACGGCGCTCTGATGCGCTGGTCTGCTTGCGCTCATGCCGCTCGAGCTTGGTTGCGATCTTGGTGATCGGCTTCATGATCGTATCGACGGACTCTTCCTTACCGAAGAGCTTGCGGAGAGCGGCGATCAGATCATCGAGGGTGTATTTCATCTTGTGGGCTCCGTGGGTTTGAGTCAGTCAATTTTGACTGACTGTTGAATAGACGAAAAATCGTCGGTTGACAGAAAATTTAAGCGGCGTTCTGGGAGACGCGTTTCAGATAGCCTTCCTTGAGATTGGACAGGTCTTCCTCGCGGCCGGAGCGCAGCTTGGTGACGAGCTCACCCTTCATTTCTTCGCGCTCGGTGGCGCCGTGCTGAACGAGCATGTCCTTGCGGTGCCGGAAGGCTTCGACCGCAGTCTTGGCGATCGCCTCGATCTGCTTGGCCTCGTTCAGCGCCTTCTTGACGGTCGTCACGCGCTCATGGCGCGTCACCAGCTTGTCGAGCAGGGCTTCCGTGACCTTCTCACCGGACGCAACCATCTTGTCGCGCAGGACGCGGTAGACGGCCGCCTCGGTGTTCTCAAGCAGCAGCTTGATATTGTCCACCTGGCGCGCGGCTTTGGCTGCCTGGACGCCGTAATGGGCAAACAGCTGCGCCTGCTCGGCCTGGGCGCCGGAGAGGTCGACCAGCGAGTAGCCGAGATCCTCCTTCAGCTTGACGGTTTCGACGTAGTTGCGCACGGTGATCTTGTTGTGCGCCTTCTTCTCGGCTTCAGCTTCATCGCTCATGATCGTTTCCTTTGATCTGCTGCGTTAGAATAGCGCTTGTGAGCGCGGTTTGCGGGTGGTCAGTCGAGGAGATCGATGACTGACGCAAAGACGTCCTCCATCAGTTCCTGCTTCTCGGGCGAGTAGTAGATTTCGCCAGGGTTGAAGCCGATCACCAGGTTAGCATCGAGCTCCTTGTGATAGACGATCTTGCCGGCCGCCTCAGAGGTCTTGCCCTTAAAGTCAGGCAGGAAGTGCCGGACGACGGTCGTGCCGAGCAGCACGATGATGGGCGGCCGCAGGACATTGATCTCGCGCTCGAGGTAGGGCAGATACAGCCGGACCTCGTCCGACGAAATCTGCTTGCCCGCCTTCGGCCGCTTGAGCAGCGCCGTCCAATAGAAGGACTTGCGGTCGAGTTGATGGTTCATCAGCGCATCGATGACCGGCGCCGAGGCTTTGCCGATCGACATCATGCCTTCCTGCTCTTCCGGATTGTTGGGCGCGTCCGTGATGATCATGAACTGCGCCTGTTTGCCGAAATGCGGCTGCACCATGATGCCATCTTCCGACAGGTCCGCCTTGTAGTCGTCGATCACCTCGGCGATCGCTTCCTTGGTCGCCTTGTCGTTCTCCATCGATCGAGGCACCGGCACGGTTGCCGTCACCAGGCCGGGCAGGAGCTCGAGCTGATCCTTGATACGGCTCGGGTCGTTCGGGCCGACCTGTCCAGGTTCGATGCGTGAGAACGCGCCGACGAGATCGAGGTTTTCCTGATGCCGCTTGTTGCACCTGGTCTTGTTGACGCGCGCTAGGAAGTCGGCCTTGTTCTGGAAGGGACCGACCGGCTTGCCTGTCTTCTCGTCGACCGCGGTGCGGGCGGCAAGGATCGCGCTCGTCGTCGTGCCCGAGATCCCCTTGATGCGCTGGAACGGCATGACCATTCGGACATCGGTGACGATCTCGAAACGCTCGGTCGAAATGTTGATATCGGGCATGTTCACGTCGATGCCGAAGCGACCTGCATCGCGCAGCAGCGCCGGCAGCTTGTCCTCGTCCATCTGCGTTAGCGCGGCTGCGAAGAACTCGACCGGATAGTGCGTCTTCAGCCACATCGACTGCCAGGAGATCAGCGAATATTCGACCGAGTGGCTCTTGTTGAAGCCGTAGCCGGCGAAGCCTTCGATCTTGTCGAAAAGCGTGCCTGCCCATTCCTCGGTGCAGCCGATCGTCTTGACCGCACCGTCGCAGAACTTGCCGCGCTCCTTTTTCATTTCCTCGGGCAATTTCTTACCCATGATCTTACGCAGCTTGTCAGCGTCGGCGCCGGAATATCCGCAGATCACCTGCGAGATCTTCATAACCTGCTCCTGGTAGACGATGACGCCGTATGTATCGCGCAGCACGTCTTCCATCAGCGGGTGGTCGTAATCGACGCTCTCGTTACCCTGCTTGCGTCGATAGTAGCTATCCATCATGCCTGATTCCATCGGGCCTGGTCGGTAGAGCGCGGTCGCCGCGGTGATATCGTCGAAGGTGATGGTGCCGTCGGCGCCGAGCTCGCGCAGCAGCTTGCGCATGCCAGCGCTTTCGAACTGGAAGACGCCTGTGGTCAAACCTGCGGCGAAGTTCTTCAGCACCGCCTGGTCGTCGAGCGGCACCTTCATCAGATTGATCTTCTTGGCGTGGCGCTCGAAGATATAGCGCAGCACAAGCGCGATCAGGTCGAGCGTGGACAGGCCGAGGATATCGAGCTTGACCAGGCCTTGATCCTCGACGATGCGCTTGTCCCAGCAGACGACGGCGCTGTCGCCTTTACGGCGCTCGATGACGGCGCGCTCCTCGAGATCGACACCGCCGACGACGATGCCGGACGCGTGCTGGCTCATATTGCGGATCGTGCCTTCGATGCGCTCCATGATATCCCAGTGGCCGGGATACTTGCCGGCGAACTCATCGATCTCGCCGACTTCCTCGCGGCACACCGGCAGTTTCACGTTGGCGCCGTGTTTCTTCGGCACCAGTTTGGAGATCGAATATTCCTTCTCCGGGATATCGAAGGCGCGGCCGACATCGCGGATCGAGGACGCAGCAGCAAGCGTGCCGAAGTTCGACACACCGGCGACGCGCTTCTCGCCGAATTTCTGGATGAGATAATCGACGACCTCGTGCCGGCGCGTCGACATGAAGTCAAGGTCGGCGTCGGGAAGGTCAAGACGCTCTGGATTGATGAAGCGCTCAAAGAGCAGGCCGAAGCGGATCGGGTCGCAGTCTGTGATGCCCATCAGATAAGCGACAAGCGAGCCACCAACCGAACCTCGACCAGGGCCGACGAGAATGCCGTTTGACTTGGCGA